ACCACCTCACGCTGTCGTACAGTGAGGCTGACATGGACTATGCAGACAGTGTGCATCAGGCTGTGCTTGACACTGGCGTCAACATGGCTGTAGTATTCCGTCACAGCTTGCCGGACACCTTCCGTGGGTTGCGTGTCATTGACGGTGACAAGGACGACCTGCGATTCCTTGACCCCAAGGGTGTAGTCGTTGGCCTTGTGGCAAAGGGCAAGAAGGCCAAGCAGGACACGTCCGGCTTTGTTATCAACTAGCTGTCTGAACATCAGACAAGGAGATGTATAATGACATACGCAGTACACATGCAGACTTTGGAGAACTATGGCGCACATGACGATGACGGTAAGTTTGAGAGTGGTAATGCCTACTGGAAGTTCAAGGGTGGTGATACATACCTTGTGTCAGGCGTTGACCGACCAGCGGACGCTATGGCATTCGTGATGGCGACCTTCGCTGTCAACAGTATCGGCGTCAAGGAGATACCCACAGACGTGGAGACACAGGCTGAGTGGGAGGCCAAGCTGGCTGATCTCAGCGAGGACTATCAGGAGTTCCTGTGGGAGACTGTCAATCGCATTGACGTGCCTACATTCTTCGACGGGAAAGAAGCACCCCGCTATTATCATCAGGCTGCACATGCACAGGGAAAGGAATTAGTACAATGATTTATCACTGCTCACATTGGGAACTTTTGTCAGGCACTAAGAATGTCTGGAAAGCTATGAACTCAAACAACACCAAGAGTGTCCTTGTCGTGAAGGACATTGGGTGCTGGGTGCTGGACATCACGTATCTCAACGGCAAGGGAGGGCATTATTCGGCGCACAACACTCGTGACGAAGCGTTCCGCAAAGCTGAAGAACAGGCGTGTTGGCTGGTAGATGAAAATTTTCATCCGATGGTGGTTGACAATGGTCAAACGTCCTGATACTGTAAATCCTATCGCTAAAGCACTGCTTCAAACGCACAGGAGACGGCAGCAAGTAGTGCCAGACAAAACAAAGTACAACAGAAAGAAGGAGAACAAAGATCATGCAAATCAAAGTAGAAAGCATGAAGCGGGTGACGCCAAAGACTGACAGTCAGCGTGACCACTGGCGTCGTGTGAATAAGTCTAAGAAGCTTACTCGCAAGGCGCAGCGTCAGGCTAAGTTGTTTCAGCAACGTGCTGCCTGACCTGTCTGAACTTCAGACAACAAACATTGAGTTAGCCGCAATGGTGTGGCTATCTCACCCAAACCAACAGTAAAAGGAGACATATCATGTCATACATCAAAGTCAAAGCTATCAACCTCGTTCACGCACTCTCAGGTGCCAAGCCTTCGATTGACCGTACCAATGAGCGTGACTTCAATCACATGGGCAAATACTATGCTGGACCATCTGAGAATGGTCAGTTCTTTCAGGTTAATGATGGCAAGCACATCCGTTACTACGGCATGCCATTCTACAATCTGTATCGGATTGTGTCCAAGAACGGTAGCGACTTTGTAATCCATGAGGCTAAGTAGTCTCGCCAACGGGGTGGCTTTCGGGTCACCCCATTTCACAGGAGATTGTAATGATACCAATAACTCAATACACAGTAGACGACTACAACGTGACTGTCTTCCGGGGGCATGTGCGTGAGGATGGACGTATCCTGCACGGCATCCGATCTGACGGCGTTCTTGAGTGGCGTTTACCTAATGCCTTCAAGAATCACGAGAAGAACAGACGCAAGCGTAACTCTGAGCGTCGTGCTAGGCGTAAGCGTTGGCTGGATAAGTATAAGCTGCATAAAGGCTGCAGTGTCTGTGGCAACAAAGATATGCATCCTTGGCTGCTGCAGATGGATCACATTGACCCATCCACCAAGAAGGCAAACGTCGGTGACCTTGCTACAGGTAGCCTAAAGAAACTCATGGCAGAGGTACGCAAGTGTCGTATCATTTGTTTCCCTTGCCATGTGAAGCACACAACTGAACAGAACAAGATAGAGGAAGTGACGTGAAGACGATAACTGTGAACATCAAACACGAAGACCGCACCATACTTGAACGTAAGGTGGAGGATTACTTTCGTGGCTATCACCCATTCGGGTATGGCACTAGGCTGGAGACACCAGCGTACTACGACGAAGACCAGCAATGTTGGGTGGCTGTGATATCCCGACACACCTCTTGTGATTAGGGAGATTGACAATGGAACTACCGCTTGACCACGAGCCTAGTCTTAACCACTGGGCGAAGTGTATCGCTGACCATGACCTAGAGACCGGCCTTCACACAAATTGGGATCATGCCTACGAAGAGGCATGGCATGGGCTGGATGCTGAATTTAACTACACTTATGAATATCAACTTGGATAGGAGAATGACTATGGCAAAACAAAAGACAGAATGGGAACTACGCCGTGAGGCTGCGACTAAATCGTGGAAGTCTATGACTCCACACCAGCAAGAAGCTATGATGACACTGCTCAAGGCATGGGTGCCGATTCGCACACGTGTCAGTGAGATGTGTTCCCTTGACTACGATGATCTACGTGCAGTTGACCAAGCATGGTGGAAAGTCAAAATGGCACTTGTTGACAAGGACGTTGAGATTAAAGAGTGGGACTTTTAATGTTTGCAGAAGCACTCGTATGCCTTGCACTGAACGTGTATCACGAAGCCCGTGACCAGCCCTTCATTGGGCAGGTTGCGGTAGCCCAAGTGGTAATGAACAGAGTATATGACGATAGGTATCCTGACACTGTATGTGATGTGGTCAAGCAAGGTCCAACGTACTCATGGAAGCAGGACTTCCCTGTCCGTCACCGCTGTCAGTTTAGCTGGTATTGCGACGGTAAGTCAGACAAGACACCTGACCAGACAGCGTGGCAGCAAGCTATGTTGATTGCACAGGGTGTACACACAGGCAACCTTGACGACTTCGTTGAGGGTGCGACACACTACCATGCAACCTATGTTCTGCCTGAATGGGCAGAAAGCAAGATTCCTGTCGTACAAATAGGTGACCATATGTTCTATAGGTGGGACTAGTGGATATTATTATCTCACTACTCATCTTTTTAGTACTAGCAGCGTTGACTTTGTGATATCTTAGTGATATAACAGAGTAACAGTTAACAATCACGAAAGGAGAACTACCATGCCCTTAGACTTTACCTCAAATGATATCGTACCTGATCACATCAACTTCCCTGTGGAGTTTGAGCCAACCAAGTATGACAAGTCCAAGTATGTCATTAATGGCGATACAGGCGAATACCTTGGCATCGTCGGCAGCACCTTCAAATGTGCCAGCCACGGTGACTTCTTCACCCGTGCGCACAACGCTATCTCTGAGCATCTTGGAGAAAGCTTCTGTGAAAGCATGAACATCAGCTTCGATGCGGCACGTAACAATGCATGGGTCAAGATGGACATGCGTATGCCTAATGTCCTTCGCAAGATTGAGACAGACAAGCATACCACTACCATTGCACCACGCCTTATTGCTCTACACGGTATTGATGGTAGCTGCTCCAATCAGGTGTACTACGGTGCTATTGACTTCTTCTGCACCAATGGAATGGTCACAGGTGACTATGACAAGATCAAACGTAAGAATACCAGTCGTTTCGATCTAGAGACGTTCATTGATGAACTTCAGCACACTGTGTCTGATTTTCACAACACGGCTGATGTGTATCAGAAATGGGCTGAGACAAAACTGCACACTGTTGATGTCAAGGCTCTGCTTGATACCATCATCACGGATTCAGATCGTAAGGCACAAAAGATGTTCAGCTTATGGTGTCAAGAAGTCAGTACACGTGGCTGCAATATGTGGTCTCTGTACTCTGCCTTTACGAACTATGCTAGTTACGCTGACGAGAAGAATGGGTTCACACTGAAGAACACTAACAACGATACCGCCGCTACATCTATGTGGTCACGTGAACAAGAGGTAGCTAAGTGGATTGCTAGCCCTCAGTTCCGTCGGTTGTCTGAACTTCAGACAGCGTGACATGATGTCGCAGCTTACTGAACTCGTACAGGACTACTACAAGTCCTATGATTACAGGAACTTACGTGATGAAACTAAGAAACAATATGAATACTTCATCAACGTAATGCTCAACACTGAGGTGGACGGACAGGCTCTGTCCACCTTCGACTACACATCTTTGCCAACACGTGCGGCGAAGGTTGCGTACAACCAATGGTGCGAGAAAGGTATTCATATGGCTAATCATATCATGTCAGCAACGTGTATTGTTTTTAATCACGGTCTGCGCATGGAGATGTGCGTTATAAATCCTTTCGCTAACGTGCGTAGGAGAACGCCTGAGAGGCGTAAGACTGTCTGGACTAGGGATGATATCCAAAAGTTCCTAGACGCAGCGTACAGTGATTTTAATACTCGTAACATAGGTTTGATTGCGCACATGGCATATGCTTGGTGCCAACGTCTAGGAGATATGAGACTACTAAAGTGGGAAAGTATACATTTTGATAGTCAGACTATACAAATTGAACAGTCCAAGCGTAAAGCAGACGTGCATCTACCCATTGACGACGACTTATGCGACATGTTGAAGCAGCAAGAAGAAGACTTCGGCTTTCAGAAGTATGTTGCCCCACGCCCATATGCAATTCAGGGTGAGTTTAGACCATACAGCTTGCAAAAACTGCCTACATATGCACGTAGGGTAATGGATGACGCTGGCTTGCCGCAGGAACTGCGACTATCTGACCTGCGACGTACTGGTACAACGGAAATGGTGGAAGCTGGTGTAGGTATGGCACAAATTATGTCGGTTACAGGACATGCAAATCCTAGTTCAGTAAAACCGTATATGAAAAATACGTTGAAGAGTGCAAATTTAGCTTTGACAGAACGTAGAATGCATGCTACAAGCATACCAACTGCCGCAAAGGAGAGTGAATAACATGTATAGTATATATAACACTGTAAGTGATATCATACTTGATATAGACTTACCTGTAGGTGATTCCAAAAGAGTGAATTGCCCTAACTGTGGTGGAATTAAAACATTCACCATTACCAACAGTGAGGGTAAGCTTTTATGGAATTGCTACAAAGCTTCGTGTAATGTTAAGGGTGCCACACGAGTGCCTATGTCCGTAGACGACATCAGTTCGATACTGGATGGCCGTAGTACAAAGCAGGATGAGACATTCTCATTGCCTGAGTATGTAGTTCCTCGTACATACGACATAGCTGAGTGGGCATGGGAGTTGTACAAGATTGACGCAGAAGAACTTGGGCTAATGTACGATGTCAAAGAAGATCGTGTAGTCTTTCCCATCAAGCACGACGGTAAGATCATAGATGCTACGGGACGTGCTATGAAAAATATTCAGCCTAAATGGAAAAGATATGGAAATAGTGGCTTGCCATATGTGTGTGGACATGGTAAAGTCGCCGTAGTTGTTGAGGACTGCGTGAGTGCAGCCGTTGTTGGTTTCGGTTCTCCATCCTTTGTCGGGGTTGCGCTTCTAGGCACGTCATTGCAAGAGACGCATAAAGGGTATCTCTCGCAGTTCTCAACAGCAATTATTGCACTAGACCCCGACGCACTAACTAAATCAATTGAGTTCAGTAAGGAACTTAGAGGGCATGTAAACGATGTTCGTGTCCTACGTCTTGAAGACGACCTCAAATATCGTAACCCGACAGATATGGAGAATTTACATGGAATTATCACTGATTAGAAGTATGATGGACAAAGAGTTCTACGACGACCATCGTGGAGCAAGATGCCCTGATCGCTTATTCAGCAAAGATGTGCAGAAGATCAAGAAGACCATTGATGCTGCAATGGACAGGTACGCACGTACTGTAACACCAGATGAAGTTGAGGCGTTGCTACTTTCTAACAACCCTGCAATGACTACATCAGAGAAACAAATCTTTACTGGTCTGTTTCAGAAGATCAAACGTGAAGCCCCTATGGGCGGTGATGTGGCACAAGAGGTTCTGTCTAAGTTGTTTCAGAAGGTTGTGGGCGAGGACATTGCACGGCTTGGTGTGGATTACGTCAACGGTGATCGCTCTACTTTAGAGCCGTTGAGACATATGTTGGAGCAGTACGGCGAAGACTTCACTCCTAATCTCAACGTAGAGTGGGAGGACATTGACATTGAAACATTGCTTGCACGTAATGACCTTGAGGCACGATGGACATTCAACATCCCTACGCTTGCACGTAAAGTGGAGGGTGTTAATGATGGGCATCTGATTGAGATTGGCGCACGGCCTAACACTGGCAAGACATCATTTCATGCCAGCTTAATTGCTAGCCCCGGCGGCTTTGCCCATCAGGGTGCCAACTGTATCATCCTCTGTAATGAGGAGGGGTATCACCGTGTAGGCGCACGTTATCTGACAGCAGCTACCGGTATGACCATGCAGGAGATCAAGAAGAATCCTAGCAAGGCCCGTGATCTATACGCACCTGTCAAGGAACGTATCAAGATCAAGGACGCCACTGGACGTGACATGGCATGGGTTGAGAGTATATGTAAGTCCTACAAGCCTGACATCGTCTTGCTTGATATGGGTGACAAGTTTGCTAGAACAGGCGGGTTCTCTCGTACTGACGAAGCACTCAAGGCCAACGCTATCCATGCTCGTATGATTGCCAAGCAGTACAACTGTGCAATGTTTTATATGTCACAGCTATCTGCTGAAGCAGAGGGTAAGGTTCTTCTTAATCAGAGTATGATGGAAGGATCACGTACAGGTAAGGCAGCAGAGGCTGACCTTATGGTTTTGATTGCCAAGAATCCCATTGTAGAGGGTGCGGACGAAGAGGATAATCAACGCCATCTTAACATTGTTAAAAACAAGTTGACCGGGGTGCATTGTGTGGTACACTGCGAACTGGAAAACCAAACAGCGAGGTATACAGTATGATACATAAAAAATTCAATCCCGTTGATTACGCTTTGTACGATCAAAAGGCAAAGGACAAGACTACGGAATATTTGCAAGGCTTGGGTTATCAAGTTGTCGATCATCCTAATCGTTATGCGCAAGACCTGATTGCAAAGTCAGAGATGAATGAGTTTATGGTCGAGTGTGAAGTCAAAGTTTTATGGAAGACAGACAGCTTTCCCTTCCCAAATGTGCAGTTACCAGAACGCAAAAGTAAGTTCTTGAAAGAGCGTACTCTTTTCTTTATATGGAACGAGCAGCTTACTCGTGCCTTTACGTTCTGGTCAGATGATGTCAAAAAACTGACACCTGTGGAAGTTCCCAACAAACGTGTACGTAGGGGTGAGTACTTCTATCAAGTGCCGCTTGATATGACACAGATGGTAGAGGGGTGACATGAAACTAACTCTTGACGTAGAGAACACGGTCACACACCGTGACGGCAAGCTGCATCTTGACCCATTTGAGCCAGAGAACTCACTGACTATGGTAGGGATGCTGACTGACCAAGGTGTTGAGCATACGGTTACCTTTGACCATAGTAAGGTAGATGCTGATGAGAATGGACATGTATTGGTTCAGGAGTTTCTAGATGCCACTACTATCTTAATCATGCACAATGCAGCACACGACTTGCTCTGGCTCTGGGAATCAGGCTTTAAGTATGATGGGCCTGTGTTCGACACGATGCTTGCTGAGTATGTACTGCAACGTGGTATCAAGGAGCCGCTGTCTCTAGAGGCTTGCGCTGAACGATATGAGTTAGATACTAAGAAGCAAGACACACTGAAGGAATATTTCAAGAAGGGCTACACTACTCGTGATATTCCGCATGATGAGTTGTTGGAGTATTGCTCTGCTGACGTACATGCTACGCAGCAGTTGTGCGATAAACTTATGCTAAGGCTAAACAGCAATGAAGACAGCAGCTTACGTGGTACAGTTGACCTTACTAATCAGGTAGCTGTCTGTCTGTCACGCATATATCAGCGTGGTTTTGCAGTTGACACAGGCTCTCTAGACACTGTGCGGCAGGAGTTTGAGCAGGAGCGAGATGATCTTCAGCGTGATCTTCAGTCACACGTGCGTAAACTTATGGGTGACACTCCTATTAATCTAAACAGCCCGGAGCAATTGTCTTGGGTTGTGTATGGACGTAAAGTATTGGACAAGCAGTATTGGGGCAGTGTCATTGACCCATATATGGATACTGCAGATTTCCGCAGTCTTGTTTCCAGTGGTACAGAACGCCTTTACAAGACAAAAGCTACGCAGTGCAGTGAATGTAACGGAAGAGGCAAAGTGCGTAAGACTAAGAAAGACGGCTCACCTTTTGCTAACGCCACTAAGTGCAATTCTTGTGGTGGTTCTGGCTATCACTTTATATCGACCAAAGAATATGCGGGACTAAAGTTTAAACCGCCATCTGCCAAGTGGGCTAGTGCGAATGGTTTTAGTACAGGTAAGCAAAAGCTAGAAGTTCTTGAGGGTACAGCACGTGCCAAAGAAATGACAGATGCCGTAGACTTCCTGTCAAAAGTTCGACGCTTGTCTGCTGTGGATACGTACCTATCGTCTTTTGTAGAAGGTATTCGTATGTACACTAAACAAGATGGAAAGCTTCATGTCCGGCTGCTGCAGCATAGGGCATCTACAGGACGACTATCTAGCGTTGATCCTAATATGCAGAACATGCCCCGTGGCGGTACATTCCCTGTCAAGAAGGTGTTTGTATCACGTTGGGAAGGTGGCAAGATTATGGAAGCCGACTTTGCGCAGCTAGAGTTTCGCACTGCCGCATATTTATCACAGGATGGAGTTGCAATTGAAGAAGTATCTACTGGGTTTGATGTACACAGTTACACCGCTAAAGTTATTACCGATGCTGGTCAGCCTACGGATAGGCAGACTGCAAAGGCTCACACGTTTGCACCGCTTTATGGCGCAACAGGCTTTGGGAGAACGCCAGCGGAGGCAGCATACTACGAACACTTTACGAAAAAGTACGAAGGAATCGGGTTATGGCACTCCAAATTGGCTAAAGAGGCTATAAGCACACAGAGAATTACCACTCCATCTGGTAGGCAGTTTGATTTCCCTGATGTGAAACGCACTGCAAATGGCAGGGTTAGTAACTTTACTCAGATAAAGAACTACCCAGTGCAATCATTTGCTACTGCAGACATTGTGCCTATAGCCTTATTGCATATTGATAAACTTCTGGAGAATATGCAGTCATGCGTGGTAAATACTGTACACGATTCTATCGTTATTGATGTTCATCCAGATGAAGAAAGAAGTGTAATAGATGTTATTACACAGACAAACAAAGAACTACCGGGCTTGATTACCATGCGTTGGGGTATGGTGTTCAATGTACCTCTGCTATTAGAGGCTAAAATCGGGCCAAATTGGCTTGACACTAAAGACGTAACATGATATAACTACGACTCTTAAACTGAAGAAAAGGAGAAATAAATGACACAGGTTACTACAATCGACACTAACAACTATGCGGCAATGGCTAAGTTAACAGGCATTGCTAGTGAGGGTACGGGTAGCAAGGGAAGCACCCTAGCCCGTATGCGCATCAATCATTCACCTATTCTGGGTGATGAGTCTATCCTTGTAAAAGGCGGCACCTACAAGCTAGACATTCCAGATGGCCCCACTTACTACGCACCGTCAATTAAAATTCGTGCATTCTTGCAGCGTTTTATGTATAAGCGGTGGACTTCTGACGGCTTTGTCAAAACACTCATGGCTGATAATCTTGAACTTGATCTGAAAGATAATTTCGGTGGTTTTAACTGCGGTAAACCTGCCGGATACGTCAAGGACTTCAAGGCACTAAAACCTGAACTGCAAGAACTTATCAAGCAAACTAAGCGTGTAAGAGCAGTGTTTGGTACAGTGGAGATGTCTAGCCCAGTAGATGAGAAGGGTAAAAAGGTATCCCTAGAACCTACCCCATTCATATGGGAGATAGATAACCGGGAGGCTTTTGACGAGTTGGGGAACACCTTTAAGCAGCTTGCCAAGATGCAGCGTCTTCCAGTGCAGCATCCCATCACACTAAATACTGATGAGCGTAAGCTACAGACAGGTGGAAAATACTATGTTCCTGTCTCTTCACTTGATCTGACGACTACTTTGGAGATGGACAATGCAGATCAAAAACTTGCAGGAGACTTCTTATCGTGGATTGAAAACTACAATGTCTACATTGCCAATGCTTGGGACGAAAAGAAGCAAGCCCAGATGATGGATGAAGAAGACAGTGACATTGTAGATGATCTTGTCGATATAGAAGTTGAAGAGGTAGCATAATGAATCACCCTGCTGAACTGGCTGTGCATCAGTACATGGAGAACGCTGTTAAGGGTAAGTCCTCAATGTCAGAGGATACTATTAAACAGGTAGGTCAAGATGTAATGAACGCACTTCAACGCCAGTTTGGTGGGGGTAACAAGCGTGACAAGTTTGGTCTGCGTATGTCAAACGTAGGTAGGCCAACTTGCCAGCTTTGGTTTGAGAAGAATGAACCAGAGAAAGCGTTACCCTTTCCAACAACATTTGTAATGAACATGATGCTTGGAGACATCGTAGAGGCGGTCTTCAAGGGTCTTCTGAAAGAAGCAGGAGTGCAGTATGAAGATGATGAAAAGGTTACTCTACAGCTTGACGACGATACATCCATCACTGGCACCTATGATATTGTTATTGACGGTGCTGTTGATGATATTAAGTCAGCATCTAATTGGTCGTATACTAACAAGTTTGAATCTTTCGACACACTAAAGAAAGGAGATGCTTTCGGTTATGTAGGACAGCTTGCTGGCTATGCAAAAGCGTCAGGAAAACGTGCAGGTGGATGGTGGGTAGTGAACAAAGCTAACGGCCAGTTTAAGTACGTACCAGCTACAGGCATGGATGTTGAGGAAGAAGTAGGTAAGATCAAAGAGACATCAGATGCGGTTGAAGCTAACAAGTTTGAACGCTGCTTTGAGGCCGTGCCTGAAACATTTCGTGGTAAGCCTACAGGTAATACTATGCTTGGTACAGAGTGTGGTTTCTGTCGCTATCGTTTTTCGTGCTGGCCGGAAATACAGGAACTACCTGCAGTAGCATCACAGGCTAAGAACCCTAAAACAGTTGCGTATGTAAGTCTGGCTGAAGAGTATGCCTAACTACAAAGCATTTCGTGCGGCACGAAAATATGGGTATAGGAGTGGATTAGAGCATAAGCTTTCCGTTTATCTAGATGAACTCAAAGTCAAGTACGACTACGAGAACATAAAAATTGAGTGGGAAGACTTGGCCTACCGCACCTATACTCCTGACTTCATACTGGACAACGGTATCATCATTGAGACGAAGGGCATGTTTACGGCGGCTGATAGACGCAAGCATCTTGCAATCAAGAAGCAGCATCCTAAGTTAGACCTTCGTTTTGTATTTGAAAACAGTAGACGTAAGCTGCGTAAAGGTGCTAAGTCTACATATGCAGAGTGGTGTATTAAATACGGGTTTAGATACTATGACCGCATCATTCCCGAAGATTGGCTAAAGGAGAAGGGTAAAAACAATCACCCTAAGTTTATCAAGTTTAGTGGAACCAAAGTGAAGAGGAGATGAGCATGACAGATCATATGACATTTGAAGATGAGGACTTTGTAATTCGTGTAAGACCTACCGTATCGGACGAAGACTGGACAGGTGAGATAGACATCTCTATTATTTCTGGTCCAGATAATCCTATGGATGATGAAAGCTACTCACAGCTAATGCACTTTTGTAAAATGATGTGTGCTACAGTACCTATCATGGAACAGGACGAAACAATCCGTAATCTTGTTCACACATATGTCATGGAAGTTGTTGACAACGAGATGGGTATTGATGTAGAACTTGAGGAAGAGTTGGGTGTAGAGAAAACGTACGATGGTAATGTTGTACATCTCAACTTCAACAGTAAGACCGGGGGCAATGCCTGATGAGGCATGAGCAGTACATGAAAAACAAACTAGCTGAAGATGAGGAGAAATTGATGGATGAGTATTACACAAAGCAAATGAAAGATACAAAGACAGATATGGTCAACAGTCCTTCGCATTACAATCAATCAGGTATTGAGTGCATTGCTGCTATTCAGGCTGCGCTAGGACCGAACTTCAAGTATTACCTACAGGGTAATATTATGAAGTACATGTGGCGTTTTGACTACAAGGGTAAGCCGCTTGAGGATTTGCAGAAAGCACAGTGGTATCTTAACACACTTGTAGAAGATGTGATGGCGAGTGATGAGAGTTAAGGTATACATCAACATTGACATTGACCCTGAAGAATATCCTATACCTGCCGATGAGGACGTAGGCACGGAGATCGAAGACGGCATAAAAGAATACTTCTATGATGTAGAAGGTGCCGAAATACGCAACATAAAAACATTAACGGAGTGAGAAACATGAACAACTATTTACCAACAGACTACCAAAACTTCATTGCTCTTTCACGGTATGCCCGATGGAAAGAGGATGAGCAGCGTCGTGAGACATGGGGTGAGACAGTCGCACGATACTTTGATTATATGACACAGCATCTCAAGAGTAAGCACAAGTATGTCCTGTCGGATGAACTGCGTGGTGAACTTGAGCAAGCTGTGTTAAACCAAGACATCATGCCAAGCATGAGAGCATTAATGACCGCTGGACCTGCGCTTGACCGTTGTCATGTGGGCGGTTACAACTGCTCTTATGTACCTGTCGATAATCCAAGAGCATTCGACGAGACTATGTACATACTCATGTGCGGCACTGGTGTAGGCTTCTCAGTAGAACGTCACAACATTGAGAAGCTACCTGTCGTCAACGAAGACATGCATCTTAGTGATACAGTCATCAAGGTTGGCGACTCTCGTCCGGGCTGGGCCAAGTCACTGCGTGAACTAATCTCTCTCCTCTACGCAGGACAGATACCCCAATGGGATACGTCAGAGGTTCGTCCTGCTGGCGCACGTCTCAAGACCTTTGGTGGTAGAGCAAGTGGCCCAGCCCCACTTGAGGAACTGTTTGAGTTCCTTGTAGAGAAGTTCAAGGGTGCAGCAGGTCGTCGCCTGTTCCCCATTGAATGTCACGACATCATGTGTAAGATTGGTGAGGTTGTAGTCGTAGGCGGTGTACGTCGTAGCGCACTCATCAGCCTGTCCAACTTGAATGATGACCAGATGGCACATGCCAAGTCAGGTATGTGGTGGGAGAATGAAGGACAACGTGCGCTGGCTAACAACAGCGTAGCCTACAAGGGCAAGCCAGAGATGGGTACATTCATGCGTGAGTGGGTATCCCTGTACGAAAGCAAGTCTGGTGAACGTGGTATCTTCAATCGTAAGTCAGCACAGGTACAAGCAGCTAAGAATGGGCGTCGTGAGGTAGAGCATGATTTCGGATGCAACCCTTGCAGTGAAATTATCTTGCGTCCGTACCAGTTCTGTAATCTGTCAGAGGTTGTTGTACGTGCATCAGACACACAGCAGACACTGACTGACAAGGTTCGCCTTGCCACTATCTTGGGTACGTTCCAGTCTACACTGACTGACTTCAAATACCTGCGTAATATATGGAAGAAGAACACAGAAGAGGAACGCTTGCTTGGTGTGTCACTGACAGGTATCATGGACAATGACATGATGGCTGGTAAGTCAACGCATCTGGGCAAGAACATTGGGGCTACACTCAATGCACTCAAGGAACAGGCTATTAAAACTAACGCATCTATGGCACGGCAGCTTGACATTCCACAGTCAACAGCTATTACCTGTGTCAAGCCTAGTGGTACAGTCTCGCAGCTTGTTGACAGTGCCAGTGGCATTCATGCCCGTCACAACCCATACTACATCCGTACTGTACGGGGTGATAACAAAGACCCAATCACACAGTTCCTTGTGTCAGAGGGTATACCGGCAGAGCCTGATGTTATGAAGCCTGATAGCACGACAGTGTTCAGCTTCCCAATGAAGTCACCCAACAGT